TTTAGATAAAAAAATGGGGCGATTAAGCCCCATTGTTAAGTATGCTTAGTAGGTCTGGAGGAGAGTAACCTACTCCCTTTAACACCTTTCCATCTTCTCGATAGATTGGCCTACCATCAGTACCTAGCTTGCTCATATTGCTTCGATGAACTTCGAAAAAACAACAATCAAGATCAATACCAAAGGACTGACCTGCTCCGTAAATAACATATAATAAATCAGTGAGTGCATCTGCTACCTCTACAATATCTTTGTCTTTAAGCGCAACTTTGAGTTCTTCCAACTCTTCTTCAATTAACGCCACTCTTAGATTCTGTGTATCCTCATCAGGAAGTTCTGGTTCATCAACAACCAACTGCCCAAAGGCTTCCATAAAATCACCTACCAGTTCAAAATTTGTACCTTCCATTTTAGTTCTCTTTATGTGTTTGATGAGATATATTATAAGGCATTGACCAAAAAATGTCAAGTACTTATTTTAGAAAGCTCCCTGTACACCGGTTTAAAAGTGGCACTTTTTATACCACAGGAAAATATTTCTTGACAATTAAACAAAACTCTTGTATAATAGCTCCTAATGAACATCAACTATGAGGTAAATAAAAAAAGTAGGAATGTAATTCCTTTCGGAGCACTATAATGGATGCACTAAATGCAGTAGGTACAGTATGGCCAATATTTCTAGGCTTTATAGGATTAGTCATAGTACTCGCACGTATGCACACTGATATAGAAGTTTTAAAAGATAAAGTTAAAACCTTATTCGATCTTTTTAATGATAAAAATAATAAAGGACAGTAGATGATAAGTGCACCGATCGCGGCCATTTTTATATTTTGCTTAGTAGGCTGTGCGATAAGCTCGTGGTTCCTAGGTAAACAGCGTGGAATCTCTGACGCAGTAACATATTTAGCCCAACAAGGGTACATAGTATTAGAGGATGAAGAAGATGGGGAAGGGCAGTAAAAGACGCAAAGAAGACAACCAAAAGTTTAGAGACGCTTATGATCAAATTTTTAGGAGAAAGCCTGTGAAAGTAGATATTTATTCAATTCCCGACTGTATGCACTGTGACACAGTTAGAAACCTAACCTTTCTAAAAGGCTACTCTTATGTAGATCATCAGATGATGGATCTAACACCAAAAGAGTGGATTGCTAAGATTGGTTTCGTGCCAAAGACAGCACCACAAGTATTTGTAGATGACAAGTACATCGGTGGCTGCACAGACTTTATAACAGCTATGAGAGACGTAGAAAACATAAGACTTTGAGCGACACTCATTAAAATGTCAAAAAACCCTAACCGAGTACCGCAAGGACTCAAGCGTTCCGAAAGGACGCAATCATAAAAGGAGTAACTTTATGACTAGCAAACTAGCAGTGGCAGATTTCCAAAAGTTTTTATTGGGATTTGACCGATTCGTAACTGACACAAGTGTATTTGCCCCCATGATCGATGGTGGCTACCCTCGTTTTAATGTCCTTCGAGTAGGTAAATACGGTTTTCGTGTTGAACTAGCTGTACCTGGCTGGAACAAAGACGATATCGAAATAACTATTCACAAGGGCCTACTAACAGTAGAAGGAACAAGTAAGTTAACTCTACCGGAAGACGAGAAATACGTTTATAAGGGTCTTAGTGGTAAATGTTTCACACGAACATTTGGCATTAGCGAACACGTAAAGCTCGAACGTGCCTATATGGAACGCGGGCTACTCTGCATAGATCTGCATGAAGAACTTCCTAAAGAATTGCAACCCACGAAAGTTGTAATTAACTAGGAGACTATGTTGAAAAAGAACGATACTACGACAGAAATTGGAATTATTTTATTCTCAATTCTATGTATGGTAGTGGCCTTACAGCCATTATTCTAAATCTCAGCGGGGTCGCAAGACCTCGCTTTTTTATTAGGTATAACAATGAATTCTATACTAATAGGCATTATAGCAAGCATGGGAGCTGTAGGGTATATATACTATACCACTACCCAAGCAGACTTGACAGAGCTACGAGAATTAAACAAAGTATATGAATTAAAACATCAAGAACAAGAAGAAACCCTCCGTGTCCTCGAAAACGATTTCAAACTGCAAACAACCTCATTGCTTGAACAACAAGTAGCAAGCCAACAAATTCAGCTAGAAATGAACCGTTATCTGGATATATTCAAGAGACATAATTTAACACAATTGGCAGCAGCAAAGCCAGGCTTGGTAGAGCTTAGAATGAATAAAGCTACCAAAGGAGTATTTGATGGTATTGAAAAAGACAGTATTAGTCTTGACGCTCTTGATGACGGGCTGCAGTATGTTCCAGAAGCCCCCGAGGGAAGTACAGATAATAACGAAACCAGTGAAGAGAGTGATAGTACAACCACAGATGCCGAGGGCTCTCGTTCTTAAAGAACCGCATTGGTATGTGGTAAGTGCCAAAAACCTGGAAGAATTTTTAGTAAATATTGAAAAAGAAAGCGGCTCCGTAGTATTCGTAGCTATGAGCGTATCAGATTACGAACTAATGGCATATAATATGCAAGAACTTAAACGGTATATAAAAGAAACGAATCAAGTAATCGTTTACTATAGGAAGGTCACAAGTGAATAAAGAAGCAGTGTACGAACAATTAAAAATTGATGAAGGTGTAGTGTATGCAACATACAAAGATCATCTTGGCTATCCTACGTTTGGAGTGGGCCACTTGGTACTCAAAACAGATCCAGAATACGGAGTACCCGAAGGAACAGCAGTATCAGAAGACAGAGTTAGAGAGTGCTTCGAAAAAGACCTCGAAATCGCAACCTCTGAATGTTACGCTCTATACGGCCCAGGGACATTTGTTGCACTACCTGACGAAGTACAACAAATCTTGGTTAACTTAATGTTTAATATGGGACGACCTCGCCTCTCAGGATTTAAGAATTTTAACGCAGCAGTAATCAAAGGAAACTGGGCAACAGCCGCTGATGAAATGGTAGACAGCCGTTGGTACACCCAGGTTGGTGATCGTGCCAAGCGCCTTGAGCAGCGAATGAGAAATGTTTAACCAGGAGAATACTAATGTACAATTTAGAACTAAATAATAAATCCCTACAGCTTCTAGAGGCTGTACACCCTAAATTAGCTTTAGTAGTACACGAAGCAAGAGAAATAGGAGAAGTGTACTTTGAGGTTGTGGAAGGCATAAGAAGCAAAGAAATGCAGGGACTTATGGCAGAAAAAGGTGCCGCAGGCTCTTTTAGCCCCTCCCCTCATTGTTTTGGCTTCGCCGTATCTATTCTAGCTTTCTATGATGATATACCAAAAATGAATAGTATGGTATACGAGGAACTAGCAACTACTGTGAAATACGCCGCAATGAATGTAGGAGTTGGAATAAAATGGGGGGCTGCTCCACATTGCCCAAATATTTGCGAGTGGCCGGATGGCTTAGATATTTTAATGCTAGATTACGTTAGTGCCTGCGTAGAGAAAGGAGTTGTTCCAAATATTAATTTGGGGTACTTTGAATTAGTTCTTGACTAGTCCCCTTTAACGATGTATAATATGTCTTTAAGAAATTGAGAAACAGTTTATATGAATCTTTTTTATCTCGATAAAGACTTAGAGAAATGTGCACAGTATCATGTTGATAAGCACGTAAGTAAAATGATTTTAGAGTCAGCTCAGATTATATGTACTAATCTGACTGTTGACCACCTTTTTGGCGATCTTCCTGGTAAGTTGAATTCTGAGCAAAACAAAAAACTATCTGACTTTAGAAAAGAGCAGAAAGAACTACCTCAGGAAGATCGCCTCTTTATGTATTTACCCACAATGCAGAACCATCCTAGTACAATCTGGGCACGGTCTTCACTAGAAAATTTTTACTGGACTCACTGCTATGCTCATGCACTAGCAGAAGAGTACCGCTATAGATACGGTAAAGCACATAAGTCGTTCTGGGATGTTATTAACAAAATGCCAGAGCCAAAGCACATGGTAGACAGAGGTTTCACTACCTTTGGTTTAGCCATGCCTGACGAATTAAAAGACTACGATAATCCTATAGAGTCTTATCGTATGTACTATATGCTAGACAAAGCTACGTTCGCATCCTGGAAGCACAGAGATAAGCCTGACTGGTGGCAAGAAGACGTAGCAGACTATGAAAAAAGGATAACTAGAAATGGATGAATCATGTCCAAATTGTGGAGAGTATCTTAGTGGTGACGGTTATGGTACGCCTACCCGCTGCCCTAATGCTTTAGAAGAACGCTGGTGGTATACAGAACCAGACTCCGGCCCATATTATTGTTTAGAGGAAGAATAATGGAAACTGTTGAAATTGATATTTCCGAAGAAGACCTTAGAGTTTTGTTTATGTTAGCTCATAAAGCTGATGTAAGCCTTAACCAGTATATAAGCTATGTTATGCAAAATACTGTACTTAACAAACTATTACAGGAGAAAGCATATGAGTAAAGTAAATTTAATATCACTAAGTAAGCCTACCGCGTATTCAGAGTGTTATACAGCCGAAAACTTAGTAGCTTATGCTGCTAGAGTAAGTAATCCTGCTAACCAAAACAATACTAAGACTGCTGGTAAGTTGATTAGATACTTAATCAAAGAGAACCATTGGTCTCCACTGGAAATGGTACACTTAACTATTGAAATCCAAACTACTAGAGATATTGGTAGACAGATTTTAAGACACCGATCTTTTGCTTTTCAAGAGTTTAGCCAGCGTTATGCAGTAAGTGAAAACTATACTACCCGTGAAGCTAGAATGCAGGATAAGACAAATCGACAGAACTCTTATGAGACTGATAATAAAGAATTATCAGAAGAATGGAATATACAACAAGCCTCCATTATTAATAAAGCAAAAGAAGTATACCATTGGGCATTAGACAATGGCATTGCAAAAGAACAAGCAAGAGCTGTACTACCAGAAGGTAATACAGAGACTACTATGTATATGGCAGGTAGCTTACGTTCTTGGGTACATTACTGTGATCTGCGCAGGTCGAACGGTACTCAAAAAGAACATATGGAAATAGCAGAAAAGTGCTGGGATATTATAGTGCAACACTTCCCGCAAATAGGCGCTGATCATGAAATGCCCTAAGTGTCAAAAAGAATGTAAAAGACTAATTGGAGTAGGTAACCATTGTTACCTTTGTACATATGAGTTACCTCCTGTCTACAAATGTATGACGTGCTGGAGTAATGTAGAATTTTTAAATCCAGATTCTAAGTGCTTTGTGTGTTCGCCTCCTATAAATAGTGCCGTAGGATTAGCAAATTATTTGTTGACTACAAGAGGTGAAAGCTATTATAATATATCTAACAAGAGAGAGGAACAATGATGGAAGGTAAAAAATACGACAGCAGTAAGCCTAGAATGTACCTGTTGCCGCCTAAAGCGGTAGTAGAAGTAAGTAATGTTCTTACGTTCGGGGCAGAGAAGTACGATGAAGAAAACTGGCGCAAGCTAGATAACCTTCAGAACAGATACACGGGTGGTGCACTTCGGCACATATTCTCACACCTTGATGGAGAGACACTAGACGAAGACTCAGGGCACAGCCATCTAGCACACGCTATATGTTGTTTATTATTCAAATTGGAGATAGAGCTTGAGCAGAAGAGTAAAGAAGAAGGAATACGAAAACTTATCAGCGAGCAACATAAAGAAAGTAATTTCGCTGTTAAACCCGTCTACACCTGGAGTTCAGCCTTCGGGGCAGCCTACGGAACAAATAAAAAAACCGATATCTAAAAAAGAAGCGTGTGATATCTTAAATATCGCATACAATACTACTAGATTAGATAAAATTATATCAGAATATTATGAGCAGCTAGAGTATGTTGCTTCTCGTAAGAAGAAGAATAGAGGCCGAGCCGCTACCAAGCAGGAAGTAGCAGAATCAGTAGCGGGGTATCTACGAGGTGAGCCTATTGCAGATATTGCAAAAGGTCTATACCGCTCCTCAGCTTTTGTAAAAGCTATTATTGAGAGAGTAGGAGTACCAGAGCGAGTTGGGGGAGAGGACAGTACGGAAGTAGACTATCTACCAGAGCAATGTACAGCCGAAAGTTTTAACATTGGGGATATAGTTTGGTCTGCGAAGTATCACAGCTCCGCCATTATTGAGGACGAAATCTCAGTAGACTATCAGGCAGAAAGACCTGGGTACTCAGACGTAAATTATGAGAATAAGTATACTAGCAAGTGTTACGCTATCTATGTACTTACTCGAAATGAAAATGACAGTGTATACGAGAAGAGAAAATCAGGTTTTTCAGCTTTCTCTCTTGCATATGATCTTGGAAGCTTAGAACATTTGAAAGAGTACGGAGTAGATTTACACACCCTTTGAAAAATAATTCTTGACTTCACTTGGTATATCCTAGTATAATATACACTTACAAGATGAGGAA